CTCTTCCGATCTTTGCAACTTCATGCCGGCACGCGGGAAGCGCTAAACGCCACGGCTCCAGAGTACCAAAAGCTCATGGAAAGGTACCAGGGGCTACAAGATAACTTGCAGAATTTGACCAAATCACTGGGGTCTGGCGACCGGGTTGCGGCCAGTGCTGAGATGAAAAAATTGCTGGCGGCGCAAAAGACTCCGCAGGGACGGCAACTGATCGACCAAGTGGCGCAGAAAGAACCCAGGCTCCCGTACATGATCGCAGGAGCTTCAGTGAACCCGCACCTCGCAGTGGGCGCGTCTGGTATAGTCGAGAAAGGCTCACTCCCCTTCCACGCGTACAACATAGGAAGCGCATTGGTGCACGGGGTTTCCACGGGAGACATGCACCCGCTGCTCGGCGCCTCTGCCGCAGCCCTCGCGCAAGGAACTGTTCAGTCGCCCCATTTCATAGCTGGCGCCAATTACACTGCCGGGCAGACAGCGCGCGCGTTCAAGCCGCAAGCACAGGCCGTAGCCGGCGCGCACCAGCCAGTTCGCGAGATTTTGAACGCTGCTGACCAAGGCTACCAGCAGCCGCTCCCGCAGCGCGCGGCCGGCGGCGCGGTCGGTGGCCACCAGCATCTGGTCGATCGCCTGCTGTCAGCGGTGGAGCGTGCAAAGCGTGAAGAAAAAGAGCACACCAAACCGATCTTGCACATGCCCGATGAGGCCGTGGCCTCTGCGTTGAACAAGGCCCAGGAGGCGATTTAGCCATGACTGGCGATGAGATAGTGTTAAAGCGAACTTGCTCCGCATGTCCTGAGCAATACGACGCCTTTTTCAATGGCGCTTTGGTAGGCTACTTACGTTTACGCCACGGATATTTTTACTGTGAAAATACCTCGGACGGAAGCATAGTGTATGAAGCAGAAAACTCTGCTTGGGGTGGTTGTTTTGATGAAACCAGTCGTGTTCGTGAGCTTGGTATTGCGATTGGCCAGTTAGCTTCCGCGCTAAATCTCGCATAAAAGGCAGTATGGTCATATGAAAACTGTTGGGCCCGGAGCAAAGATAGGTAATTTGTTGGTGTTCGCACCGCTCATGTTTACGAATGGCGCACCGGGCAAGTATTACGTTTACGCATTTTCCGATCTCGACGGGACGGTGGTTTACATCGGAAAAGGATTCGGGAACCGGATCGACCAGCACCACCGCACGAACAGCGCCAGCAGCAACCGGCACCTCTGCCACAAAATAATTCAGGTGAAAAAGCTGGGTGTAAAACTTCGCAGCGATAAGCTGCTAGATGGCCTGAGCGAAAAAGAAGCCAGCAGGCTTGAAGTGGTCCTCATTGCGCTGCTGGGCCGCGAGGATTGCGGAACAGGCCGCCTCTACAACTTTACGGACGGCGGCGAAGGATCGCCGGGGGCGCTGCGCACCGAGAAGACGCGGACCAAGTTGCGGGCGGCTGCTGCAACTTTTGCGGTTTGGTTCGCGCGTTCCGAGCGGTTCAAGAAACTATGGACTGATCCTGCGTTTCGCACTGCAAAAGCGGAGCAGCTAAAAAAGATGCATGCAGACCCCGTCTTCAGCGCTGCGATCGCGGCTGGAAATTCTGCAAAAATGAAAGAGAAGCACAAAGACCCTGTATTCGAAGCCAACCGCATTGCTGCGCTAAAGAAGAAACTTACAGATCCAGAGTATAGAGTTGCGAATTTTGCCAGAGCTTCCGAGTACATGAAGAATAGAAATGCAGATCCTGAGTATCAAGCCCGGGCTACTGCTGGAAAGAAGCAAGCAACGTTGCGGCGCGCAGCAGAGAAGGTAGTATAGTCATGGCTACTCCAGAGAAGAACTTAGCACTGCCTCTCTTCAACTCACTTTCTTGGAATATCCCGCTGAATACAAATTTCAGCCAGATCGACGCTTCTTTGGCAGGAATCCAGCCGATCAATTTGGCGGCGTACGCTGGCGGCCCGGTTGTGCTGACCAACACGTTCCCGATTGTGTCAACGCCGCTGACGTCGCTTTCATATTTGCCGCTCATGCTTTTTTGTTTTGGGGCGCTTTCTCAAAATACGGTAGTCCAGATTCCTTCGGGAATCACAGGCGTTTGGGTATTCCAAAACTTTTGCACGGGCGCATACACTCTTACGCTTGCGTCTGGCGGTGGCGGTGCAAGCTATGTTGTTCCCCAAGGCGTGACAGGAACTTTTATCAGCGACGGGACAAACATATTTCCTGTGGGAGCCATATCGCAAGGAAACCAGATAGGCGATCTGATTTTTAGCTCGACCGGCGCTTCCTCAAGAGCGCTTTGTCTTTTGTGTTATGGTCAAGCGGTATCCAGAGCCACATATGCGCTGCTGTTTGCAGTTATTGGCACTGCGTACGGCGCTGGTGACGGCTCGACAACATTCAATGTGCCGGACTATCGAGGCCGGGTGCTGGCTGGCGCTGACAACATGGGTGGGGTGGCGGCCGGCAGACTGTCAGGATTCTCCATTGGATCGGCAGGCGGCGCACAAGCAATAGCGCAGTCGATCGTACAGTTGGCGCCCCACTCGCATACCGATACTGGCCACACCCACACCGCCGCAGACAGTGGCCACGCGCATGGCGGCTCAAGTGGTTTGGGTCTGATGAACGTCGTCCAACCCTACAGTGGTGGTGGCGGGTACCCGTTTCAAAGTGGCACAGGTACTTCTGGCAGCTACAATATTGGCGGGACAGGAGTCAGTTACGCCAATATTACGGTTTCACCCAGTAGCGCCAACCTTACGAGCACTGGTTTGGGCCAGCCGTCCAGCGTGGTGCAGCCAACGCAGGCCGTTAACGTATTCATCTACGCAGGGGCTTAGGCGCGGGCGCGCAGTACGCGATGTTGTGGTGCTGCGTGCAATACAATCCTCGCGTTCGGAACGCGCCACAGTATGACAGCGTACCTTTTTTAGGGTCCCCCGATGGAAAAGTACACCCATTGAAGGGCACGTCCATCAATGGGTGCTCCATAACTACGCAAGTGGCGCGAGGCAAGTTAATTTTTGGTGCGCGCTTGGCCGTCCTGTGGTCGATCTTGGCGCCGGATTTTTGCAAGCGGACCACAACACTCAGCACGGCGCTGCGCGAGATGCCGATGACGGCGGATATTTCTGCCGCAGTGTGGCCCAACGCCCACATTTCCTTGATCTTCGTATTACGCTCTTCGTTTGCCATGCGTATTCTCCTGTAATCCGCGGCGGATTCGTTGGCGGCGCAAAGCCTCGATTTGTTGGGGAGAAAGACCCGATCGGCAAATTTCGAAGCCGCGCAGCTGGTCTTCCGGCGCATCATTAAGCAGCCTCGCCAGCTTAATGATGGCGATCTCTTCGTCTCGACCGTTTCTGTGTGTTTTAGGAAACATGGTCAACTCCTGTTTACGGCAGGAAGTTAACATTCATTTGGTTAATTTTGGGTTAGCGGCATTATTACGATGCGCAATATTTTCTGCCAGTACGCGCTCGATATTTTCAGCTTCCTCGTAGACGCGCTGCGTGGCGCTGGCGTATTTCAGCATCATGTGCGGGTCTTCGTGGCAAGTGCAGCCGCTGTGCGCATGCGGACCGTTCATCAGCACCAGACACCCCGAACGACCGCAGCCGCCAAGTGACCGAAGCGCGGATCTGTATTCCTCCAGGGCGGAAGTCAGCCACGCGGCAGCGTGTTCAAGGTTGTTGGGGTTTAGTGTGTCCATCGTAGTTCCCCTTTAAAACCTCGACAGCCGCGGCAGCTTTAAGCGAACGCGTACCAGCCAGCAGCTGCGATGCGGCCAGCACACGCGCCACAAGATTGTCATGCGCTCGCTCAGCGATCTCGAGGCGTTCGGACAACTGCACAATTCGCGTGGCAAGCGTCTGCGTCATTTGAATAAATTCAAGTCGTTCCTGGTGTTTCACTTGGTGTCTCTTTTTCCGTGGCAAATTCACCGGCGAGGGCCAGGTAGTTGATGGCGTCCACGTAATGGTCGATCTTACCGGGTGACACCCGCGTGCGGCGCAGCTTCACCAGAACCATGATCATGACGATGTCGCGGGCGGAAAATTCCCGGCCCAGCACGATAATAGCCATCTTGGCCACGTCGCTGAAAGTGCTGGTCGGGCCCCCGTAGTCGACGCTGCGCGCGGCCAGCAACTCGAGGCTCTCGTTCAAGATATCAAAGCGGTTCATGCCTGTGGTTCTCCTGCAACGCGGCGGGTGTTAAAACGTGTCGATTCTACTAGCATGTCCAGCAGTTTGCAGCGCGTTTCCTCATCCTGCTTGGCCAAATGACCAGCAAGCAGAAAGGCGATGGCGTCCAAAACAGTCGAAGTGCTTTCGTCCGTTATGACGTCGTCAAATTTGTGCATAAGGTCGAGCGCTTTTGTCACTAGTACAGCCCAAATTTAAAGATGAGCCCGTCGATTTCCAGCAGCGTGCGGACAATCACGTAGACGCCACCTTGAGCTTCCCATGCAGCTTGAAAACTTTTTTGGTTTTTAGACTGCACGCCGTCGAGCGTTTTTATTTCAGCGGCAAGACGAAGTTCTTTATTGAAGAACACAAGGTCTGCCACACCCGGCCGCACACCCATCTTTTTTAACTTAGCGGCAGTGACTTTACTACGTTTGCCGCCGTTTGGTGTGTGCCACCAGACTGTCTTAAGACACGCGTCAAACATACGCTTTGCTGCGTATTCTTGTAGCGTATCCTCGTCATAGTAAGTCACCGGGCGTGCTGGTCGACAAACTCTTCGACCGCCTGCTGGATGACGTGCGAAATGCTGTTGAACTCGGGGTTATTCCTGAACAACAACTTGATTCGATCACGGGTGACCGCAGGCAACCGCACGGTCACAACGACCATTGGAAGCGTCGCGTTTTTGACCTCAGCTTTGGTCTCAGCCGGTCTGAACGGGGGAACCTTTGAAATTTTTGTCACGGCATTTTTCCTGTCTTGCGCATGAAGAAACTTAGATGTAGCGTAATCGCTTGTCAAGTTTGAATGGAGCATCTCGTGACTTTGCTGGACTTTGAGCAAGTGCTGACTCCAAAATTACGGCCGCACCAAAATGAGGCGGTTGGTGCGCTGGCTGGCGCCAATGAGCGTTTCGCCTACGCCGAGATGTCTGTCGCTTCAGGAAAGTCGCTCACTATGGCCGCCTTGGCGCAGCGCGCGCTGACCTCCACACGGGTGCTGCTTCTGGCCCACACCGAGGAGCTTGTGTCGCAAAATGCGAGGGCTTGCCGGTGGTTGGGACTGAATCCCTTAATCTGTTCCGCCGGCTTGGGCCAGTCCTCGGTCTTCGGGCGGCTGACGGTCGGCACTGTCGGCACCGTGGCCAATCGCCTCGAGTATTTCAAGGACTGCGGTGTCGTCATTGTCGACGAGGTTCACCGGGCCAAGATGCGCCGCCACGACAACGGCGACGCCTCGCAGTATTTACAGATCAAGGAGACGCTCGGTAACAGCTGGTTCCGGGGCTTGACGGGCACCGGCTGGCGTGAGGACGGCACTGGATCGCTTGAGAACACCTTTGGCAAATGCGTCTTCAAATATAGCTTCCTGGACGCCCTTGAGGATGGTTTTGTGAAGCCGCTGCGCGCCGTGGTGGCGAAGGCCCGTGACATCGAAACAAGGGGGCTGAAGACCAATTCCCAAGGTGAGTGGTCGGGCCACGAGCTGACCAATCGCGGCGTGGCGCTGGCGCCGGAGCACGCCGCCGCCTTCATTGCCGCCATGGAAGAGGAAGGGCGCAGCCGGGCGCTGGTTTTCGCTTGCGATATCAAGCACGCCGACGCCCTCGAGGCAGAATGCAAAAAACTTGGCTTCGACGCACGTGCAGTCCACACCGGTAACGGCGGTCGAGGCGAAAATGTCGAGGCTTTTCGGCACGGCGCGTTCCCGATCTTGATCTCGGTCCAGATGTTCAACACCGGTTTCGACATACCGGACATCGACTTCATGGCCTTCTGCCGGCCAATGAAAAGCTCTCTTCTCTATGCTCAATCGCTCGGTCGCGGCGCGCGCCTGTCCATGTTCGCCAACGATTGCGTCGTCGTTGACTTTGGCGGCAACATCCTGCGCCACGGCGCGCTCGACATGATCAAGCCGCCGAAGCAACGGGGAGCCTCCGCCCCAAAGACAACCGATGGCGCGGACGAGAAGGCGATCCTTGATTCGATCGAGCGCACCGTCGGCGGCGATCTGCGCAAGGGCGCCGCCGAAGGCGAACTGCTATCGAGGAACGCTAAACCACGCTGGGTCAGGCCCGTTGGAGACCCGACATTTCTTATCGGTCGGCGACTGTGGCTGGTCCCTACCACATTGGGGCAAGTCCGGTGGTTTTCGCCCTCGTATCCGCTTGACGCGCAGCACCTATACTGCGTCTACGACACCAGAAAAGGCTGGACCGCTTATGGGGCGGTAGATAAACTCGGCGCGCTGCACAAAGCAGCTTGACAAGCGCATACGCAATCGTGCAGATTGCGCTGTCGTATTTGGTTGAAAACAAGGAAAGCAAAAACATGGCTACTTTCACTATTTCCGCTAGTTCTCTCGAAGAGCTGCTGGCTGCGGCGGACGAACTGCGCGGCGACGCGCCGGCTCCGGTTGCTGGCGACGCGCCGGCTCCGGTTGCTGGCGACGCCGCCCCCAAACAGACGCGCGGCCGCAGGAAGGCCGAGGCCCCCGCTCCGGCCCAGCCCGAGACAGCCGCAGCGCCCGGCGCCAACCCGTTCACTGCTCCGCAAACGCCGCCGGCTGGCGACAGTCCATTCGGCGCTGGCTTCACTCCCGGCGCCGCTGACCCACACGCCAATACGGCTGCGGAGCGACCGGTCGTAACCAAGTTGAAAAAGCTGCTGGAAACGCTGTCGGCCCAACACGGCGACACACAGGTGTTTGGCTGGGCCATGCACAAGGCCCTGGGACTGCCGCCGAGCGTGACCAAGGAAGAGTTTTTGGCGACGCTCATTCACGAGCAGCCGGATGCGGCGCTTGAAACTGTTTACACACAAGGCGGCGGCGGAAAGAACTGACACCCGCCGATCGGCAGCTCGGCAGGTAAAACTGCCGGGCTTATTTTTATGCCAGTTTGAGAGCCGCCAAATGAGCGCCCACGCCAAATTTGCCCCCAGTTCAGCCTCACGCTGGATCGAATGCCCGCATTCCGCGCTGCTGGCCGCCACACTGCCCAACCCGGAAAGCGCGGAATCAGCCGAAGGGACGCGCGTTCACGCGTTGCTCGATTCCGCATTCAAAGGCGAGCCGGTACGTGACGATGAATCGGAGGACGTTGCATACTCTGTTGAATTGGTCCTCGACTTCGTGAAAAAGCTGCGCGGTCCCGAGTACATCAAACACGAAACAAAAGTCACGCTTTCCGAAGATGTCTGGGGTACCGCTGACGTGGTGCAGACGTCGCCAGTGATCGCCACAGTGCTCGATTACAAGAACGGCGCAATGGACGTCGAAGCGTATCAGAACAAGCAACTGCTGACCTACGCGGCTGCGGTGCTGGAACAGTACGGTCCGTCGAGACATTATCGCCTCGTCATCGTGCAACCGTGGTCGCGGACCGCTGGCTACCAGCCGGAGGTCAAACAGTGGGTGGCCACGCTGAAGCAGGTCGAGGAGCACCGGGAGAGGGTGCTGGAGGCCGTCAGGCGCGGGCTGGCGGGGGAAGGCCCCCGACCCGGCCGCCACTGCCGCTGGTGCTCCGCATTTGGCAACTGCGGGGCCACGCGGGATATGCTTCCGTTTATCATGACTGCGGTCAGCATGATGCCGAGCGAAGTGCCGAACGAGACGGCCATCCGGATGCTGCGCGTGCTGCGTGGGCTGGAAGATTTCCGCAAGAACCTGGAGAAGGACGTCATGAAGCGCTTTGCCGCCGGCGCCCAGGTTCCGGACGCCACGATCGGCGTGACGCAGACCCACCGCAAGTGGGCCGATGATCGGATGGCTGTCGAGAAATTGATGGATGCATTCGGCCTGACCGGTGTCGATCCCGTCTCGCCGGCGACCGCCGAGAAAATGGGCGCGATCGGCAAGGAGATCGCCAAGACACTGGCCTACAAGCCGCCGGGCCAGCCCAAGATCACTTATTGACAACCAAATACGATAGCGCTACCTTGGCGCCCTTGTAACTCGCATCTTTGAAAGGTCACAAAATGGCAAACGCTCGCGAACTCGTGCAGATCATTCTCTTCAACGGGCAGGCTCTTTTCAGCAACAGGCTCTACGACCCCGAGACCAAGGACATGGCGGGCAAGCCGCTCGAGAAGCCCTCCTTCTCCCTCAATATCCGATACCCCAAGACCAAGGCCAACTGGTACGAGGAGCCGGCGCTCAAGCCGTTCGTCGACGCCTGCAAGGTGGTCATGACGCGCGACATGCAAGGCGTTCCGTTCGCCCGCATCGAGTTTCCGGTGAAGGACGGCGACTTCCCGAACAAGAACGGCAAGGTGCCGGACTGGGCGAAAGGCCACTGGTACATCCGGTCCTCGTCAACCTACGCGCCCAAGGTCGAGCAGATCGCCGGGGGTGTGCAATCGGAGCTGCCGGCTCTGTCGATCGGCGGCAAGCGTCTGTGGGGAGACGGCGACTACGTCGCTGCGGCTCTGTCGATCGGCAAACGCCTCAACGATAATGTCGGGATCCGCTGCTATCTGAACAGCATCCTGTTCACCGGCAAGGGCGCCGAGATCAACACCGGCGGCGGCAGCGTCGACTGGGCGGACGCCATGGCGCAGGCCCGCAGCCAAGGCATCGACATCAAGACTGGCGGCGATCCCGGCTTCAGCCCGGGCGCATCCGCTGGCGGCGGCTTTAATCCGGGTGCGTTCAACCCGGGCGCGGCTGAAGACAAGGTCCCCTTCTAAGTTTTGCGGTGAGTGGGTTGGACCGTTCTCGCTTGCGGTCGATCAGTTTGCTACCCGCTCGGTAAGGCGCCGAGACGCGCCGCAAAATGACCCCCGGCCTTCGGGTCGGGGGTCTCCAAGCACGCCTGCAAACAGGAAAAAAGATGACTTTCAGCCCCCGCAAGTTATTTTTGGATTTGGAGACTCGCTCTCGGTGCGATCTTAAAGCTGCCGGCGCGCGCCGGTACTCAGTCGACCCGTCGACCCAGATCACGACAGCCTCGTGGAAATGGGCCGGCGCCTCGGCAGCCTCCAC